AAAGACATGTATGGTTTCCTTGTAATGCTTTTCAAAGTCATCCTCATAGTACATGTCTACAACTTCTTGAGTAACAGGTGTACCAACTTCCCAATCATATTCCGGGTCGTTAGGTTGGCATAGGTGTCCAACTCCTAAAGTTTTATAGCCTAGACTATCTTTATAAATTGCTAACACTTCTCCTTCGTGTCTTTTTATTTCAGCTTTGCAAAGTTCTATATCTAATTTATTATTTTTCTTGAAAAACATTTAATCCTAATTCCTCCATTTGTGATGAGTAAGGTTGTCCTGTGAAAGGGTCGACTCTATCTGCTGGGTTTTCTTTAGTGTATGGTACGTCATCTTTACCTTCTACTATTCCGCCTGTAGAATAACCTGCTTTGATATCTATTTTAACTTCTTTTTCTTTTGGTTTATCTTCTAAAGGTTCTTCAGCTATTCTATTGTAAACATTAACGATTTCTCTAAAAGGTGTGGGTTTAACAGCTTGTATTAAAGCTCCTTCGTAATCACCTTCATCTAAATTTTTATAAATTTTAACTGGTGCTTTTAATAATGCATCTGCTTCAGACAATACAGGTGTTAAATTTAAAACAGGACTTTGTTGAGAAGGACCTGCAAAAAACCTTGCAAACTTTTCAATCCTCCAATCTATAGTACCTGCTAAAGATGCTGCTTCTTGCCACCACTTAGGACCAAAATTATCAGGCTCATGTTCTTCATAATATTTTTGTGAAGGACTTGCCATAATTTGTAATTCTCTTACACCACCAAATATAGTTACAGCACCTAGCATTTTCATTGCTAATTTTACATCTCCATCCTCAACCCTATTTACTAAAGAATTTAACTGTGCTGATTTAAACTGTGACCAAGATAAAAACAATCCTAAAGAACGAACATAAGGATTTTGACTTTGTGAAAATAACATTCTATTACCTGCTGTAGGCACACCAACATCTCTATCTTTAATTTTATTACCAGCTTTCAGTAAAATTCCTAAAGCAGTTTCATCTTCAAAAGCTTTTTCAATTGATGTAAAGTTGTTTAGAACTTTAAGCTCATCTCTATCTAAACCCATTTGTTTTATTTTATTATTAACTGTAGGATTTATTTTTTTTATATTAGCATATTTTTTAGCAATATCAAAAGCATCTATAACTCCTGTATTAAATGCAAATCTAGCACCTTTATCAGTTAATGGAGCCATTCCATTGTATTTAAAGAAAAATCTTGTAGCTTCGCCTAAATCAGACTGAAGTTTATTTAAAGGATTTACTGCTGCAGAGTATAGAGCTTCTACATCTTTTTCTAAAGTTGTACTTTTTCCTCTTGCAATACCTAATTGATAAGCATAGTTAGTATCTTTTTTTAATCCTGCTAACATAGCTTTAGAAGCTGCACCTAAACTACTGTTTTGAAAAGGCTGTATAAAATCACCGAGCTGTGCTATAGCAGCTCTAGGTAACATAGTTGTATTACTTAAAAATGTAAGTAAAGCCATTCCTGTTTTATGAGCATCATGCAGTCCTTTAGTAATACCATAAGTTTTAAAATAAGCATTAGTTGAATTAACTAATAAATTTCTTTTATCAATATATTGTTGTTCAGAAATTTCACCTTTTCTTAATTTATTTTTTAGTCCTTGTTTTAAAGTAGTCAACATTTCTCCACGTTGACCAAACTTACGTGCAAACTCAATTCCTCTAGTTCCGTTTTGAACCCAAGTATTTAAAACAGTATGTATATTATCTTCTAAATAAGGCTCTAATTTTTTAACAGAGTCAAGTTTTTTAAAGTATCTTTTCTTTTCAAAGTTTTTAAGAAAAGGAATACCTGTAAATTTTTCATCATCTCCAAATATATTTTTAGCACCACGACCAGTCATGTTATCAAAAATATCTTTAACTCTTTCGTTAAGTATTCTGTTATATTCTTGAGTACCTTTTTTACTTTTAATTTTAGATAGTGCTGCTGCACTTTCTTCTTTAACTGCTTCTTTTATAGCTTTTTTAAATCCTGTTGGGTCAGTAATAATTTTTTGATTATAAAATTGAGGTAGTCCATAATTTGAAATATTGCCAAAGTTTACTCCTGCACTTCTAGAATAGTCTTGCCCAAATTCTTTTTTAAACACATCTACGTTTTTAAGTAAAGTTCTAACATTTGTAATTTCATCAGAATTTAAAGTAAACTGTTTTATAATATTTTCTTCTGTATCTAATTCTCTTATAATTCTAAAGGCTGCTCTTTGTTCATGTAAAGAAGTATTGCCTATTATTTCTCCTACACGTTTATAAAAATATCCAGCCATTGCATCTGAAGCTTGTTCAGCTCCTATAATATTTTTTTGCTTCCCATCTTGTACATGAAACATCATACGTGCTAAAGTTTCATTTTCTCCACCGTGAGCTATGTTTCTAGTTGTTAATCCTCCAGCAGTACTTGTCTTTAAAAAATTATGAAGAGTAATCATCTGAGCATTTTTAAGATAAGCTGTGCCGCTTTCTTTCATAGCCTCAGTTATATATGGATTTTTTTGTATAGCTCTTTGTGCTGCACCTAAACCTGCTCCAGCTAACATGAATGAAATAGGTAATGTATCTTCATCTTCATCGCCTATAAAAGTTCCAACAGCAAAACCAATACCACTTCCCAGTAAAGGTCTTGTAAAGTTTTGTAAAACCCCCGTCATTAAATTTTCTGTTAATTCATAATTTGGAGTCTTTGCAAGTTTTATTAATGTATCATCTAATAACTTAACTTGACCTTTAGAAACTTTCATAAGTAGTTCAGGAAGTTGTTCGCTTTTAAAATAATTAGCATCATTAAACTTTTTCTTTAATGCTGTATATTTTTGTGGAGATATTCCTGCAAACTTATAAACTTCAGTTTTAGTTACAGGAAAAAGGTCTAATTTATTTTTAGAATTGTATCCAGTTTCATCAAAAGATTTGTTTACTAATTTTTCAGCTTGTTTATAATTATAAATATCTGTGTTAGCTTTATCTAACATAGATTTTAAATGCACAGAACTTTCCATTTCTTTTATCAAAGCATTGTTCTGCGATGCAATTTTTAAAGTAACATCATCTAAATCTTCTGCTTCTTTTAAATTTAATTTAACAACAGCCTCATCTTTAGCAGAACTTTTAACTATAACATCTTCAACACTATCATCTACTTTGCCTAAATTAATATTTTTATCTTTAGGTGCATATAATTTATTATTTAACAGTGTTCCTGCAAATGAAGATGCTCCACCTAATCCTGCAGCAAACAATACATTATTAGGACTTACTTCTCCATGAGTAGCGTACTCATATAAAGCCATGTCTGTAGAAGCTATACCAGCTCCTATTGCAGAACTTCCTAACTTACCAACCTTGGCAATCTTAGCCCACGGTACAAAAAATGTTACCGGGTCTGCAAAAGCTACAACAGCTCTGCCACCCATAACTGCTAAATCATTTTCGTACTGTCTAAAATCTGTACCATATTTTTCTTCAATCTGTTTAAATATTTTATCTGTTCTTTCTTTTTCTATATCTTTAATATTTTCTTGAAAGCTATCACTATTTCCTATACTTAAAACTCCTGCTTTAGCTAAATTAAATAAATTACCTATTGTAGTTTTTTCTAATTTAACTCCTAGTTCAGTTAGTTGTGCTGTAGTAGGTTTTTTTTCTAAAGCAGTTTCATCAATTTGACCTGATATAATTTTAGAAGCATATAAATTTAAATAGTAATCACTTCCTTTTGATTCTATTGGTTTTGGTTTTGGTTCTGTAATTTGAACTGGAGATACAACTTCTTCTATTTGTTTATCAGGATTAAAATCAACTTCATTGTCAGGTATATCTGTATCGTCAACTTCTAAAGGTTCTTGACTAACAACTATTTTTTGTTGCATAGACTCTAATCTTTCTTTTTCTTCTCTTTTTCTTTTTTCTTCTTCAGTTTCAACTTCCGGAGTAGAAAGTAAAGTAGAGTACTTATCTATATATTGATTAAGAATATCTGTCATTTTAAACTATTATAAAGTTGTTAATTTATTTTGAATTTTTAATATGTCTTTATCTAATTCATTTATTTGTGAAGTTGTTAAATTATTAGCTTGGAATCTTT